AGAGTCGCAACCGTGAGGAGAGTCTTCAGATGCAAACCCAATACAAGTTAGGTTACACATCGCCATCCTCATAAACAGTGAACGCTGCCCGACATATTCACCTTCCCCTTCTATAGTATAGAAGATTTTATCGTCAGAAAGTATTAAAGTTTCTTTATCAAGGTCCATCATATATAGTATAGTATTATTTCTCATATATTCAACTAAATCAGCAAAACTATATAAAACTAATTAGGTAGGATTTATACATACTACTACCTAAATAATTCTATATGAGTAGACAACCAAAAAAAATAAACTCTCATTCTGAGATTGGTGAAGATATTTTAAATGATAACTGGCTTATGGATTTTAAAATACGCAAACCATTTTATTTTAAACCAAAACATAGGCATTTCTATAATACACTCCACGACTCAGCTACTCAAATGTCGTTTGTTGATGGGTTAGCTGGTACTGCAAAAACTTATATTGCCGTATATGCAGCTTTAGAAAAATTAAAAGAAGGTTTATTTGACAAAATTGTATATATTCGTTCTGTAGTTGAATCGGCTGATAAAAGTTTAGGATCTCTACCTGGCGAGATTGATGATAAATTTTCACCGTATGCGATGCCTCTAATTGAAAAGGTGACTGAAATTGCCGGTCCAGGTACGTGTGGAATGTTGCGTACTAAAGGTTTAATAGAGGCTATACCTGTTAACTTTGTAAGAGGTTTAACTTTTAACAATACCTGTGTTATTGTAGATGAAGCACAAAATTTAACAAAAGGTGAGCTTACAACTATTCTTACACGCTTTGGTCGTAATAGTCAGTACATTGTATGCGGTGATACAGGGCAATCTGACGTTAGACAGTCAGGATTTAGTGATGTATTTAAACGATTTAATGCTGATGATTGCGCAGATAGAGGAATTTTTACTCATAAATTTGGTGTAGAAGAAATAGTACGTAGTAAAATATTACGATTTATTTGTGATAAGCTTGGTTCTTAAACCAACTAGGTGGTTGTCTAGATGTCCAGACAGCGAACGGCTTGTCATTAATAATATATTGTTTATATTTATCTACTGGCTTTAGAGAATTAAAGCTTGGTATCTGCCTGCATGTTTGATCTGCTGCAATTGCTACTGCAAATTCTTGACGAGGACCGTCAGGTAAATTTTTTGGATGTGTGCGAAATATATCTGCTAATTTGGTAAAGGTTAGATGAGTCCTACCATACCTGTAGGTATACTCCTCACACGAAGCAATAAAATGATTGTATAACCAGTTATAGTTACCGGTTGTTGAACGGCACCATATACCTGATGGATGTTTGATATGTGATGCTTTGTAAAGATTATTTTCTAGAAACTTATCCGGATGTAACCAACGCTTAATACGTCTACCAGCTTTGGTTTTATCATAGTATTCTTTACCATCTAATACGCGATGAGCAGTAGACATAAGCTGCGCATACTCAACAATCATCTTTACAACATGTTTATCACACATTTCATGAGCAGATATAACGGGACAATCATTAGTTGTAAATATGTTCATACCTAATTATATATAAGTTCCTTTTAATAAAAAAAGAGTACCAGCGCGCTGGTACTCTTTAAAGATTGTATTATCTTCTAACGCAAGCCTGTTGACTCAAAGACATCACGTGCAACTCCTGCGGAGAAGCCATTTTCAATACCTTTGACTATTACAGAAATAGCATTGTGACTATGAAGCGATTCGTTATGAGAAGCTACAATCTTAAAATCTTTAATTCGCTCATCTTTATCTAGACGTGAATATAGAAGACGAACAGCATCCTCAACAAACTTGAGAAATGCTCCATTCTTCTCAGCAAATGCTTGCTCATCTTCACGCTTAACCATTACTTGCGTTTCAGTCTGTAGAGCATCTAAGCAGAGCTCTTGAAGATCTTCAATCCAAAGCTTATCTTCAAACCTAACACTAACACGTGCAACACTGCGCTGACTATGAGGTACTGTCGCACGGTTACGATACTTCTCTGCATGCTCACTAAGCTCAAAGCTACAAGGGCATGCAGATGAATATACAAAATCAAAATGAAGATACTTTTTAAACTCACCATCCTTAGTAAGATCCCCTTCCAGTACAACATCATAATACTGATAACCTTCTAAACCACTACGTAAGCTCGTCTGTTTAATAGGATAGGAAATCTTAAGCATAATACGTGAGTCAAAGCTCTTAAGATTCTCTTTATATGTAGTTAGTACATCTTTAATCTTACCAATGCTAAAAGTTTCATCCTTATGATCATAGAAGCTACGCATAATACGAGACATATTAATACCCTTTTTATGTGCTTCTAAACTTACACTACCTGTAACACTAGTCTCAAGCTCAATAGTTTTACCATTACGGGTTTCATAATTAAGTGGTAGCTTAAAGTTGTGAATACCAACCTGCTGAATAGCAACTGGCGCTCCTTGAATAAGACTAGAAGGCCCATTTTGTAGATCTGGTAATGAAGCAATATACTCTTTACTAGCATCTACCGTATCATCATACTCGCGAACTGGCGGTACATATCCATTAGCACATTCACTACCCATAATATCTTTTGCAATAGTATCCTTTTCACCGGTGAGCTCATCGTCATCACCTAGCCATTCATAGTTGGAGTTATTTTCTGTCTTACTCATAGTCAATTATAATTATAACATACTGAATGTAATAATCAACTAATCTCATTCATTTTTAACTTTTTTAAATTATTTTCGTGAAACACTTGCAATCGGAGTCTCAAATGAATAAATGGATTGTAGAGAATGTACAGAAGAACCTATTTCTCAGTCTTTCTAGATATCAGTAATATAGAATAATTTAACTAAGCAGTTGATTTACCTATACAATCAGTATATAATATATTATATGAAATTTACGAGTAACAAAGTAATTGATTTAGGTTCAGCAGCCTTTAGACAATGGAGATCTACTCATAGTCACTGTCAGTTTATTCATGGCTACAGACTTACAGCAGATATTACTTTCGAATGTGATAAGCTAGACGAACGTAATTGGGTTATGGACTTTGGTGGCCTCAAAGATCTTAAGAAGAGTTTAGAACATACATTCGATCATAAGTTAGTTGTTGCTGGAGACGATCCTCAACTTGATTTATTTAAACAACTTGATGCGGTAGGTGCTGCGGAATTAGTTATTTTAGATAGTGGTGTAGGTTGTGAACGTTTTGCAGAATTTGTTCTCAAGACAGCAGATACCTTTACAGACGAAGCTACTGATGGTCGTGTGAGGGTACAAAAAGTACAAATTAATGAACATGAGAACAACTTTGCAACTTGTCATAGGTTTAGTGATGGTGTTAAAGTATCATTTGTAGAGACACAACCTAGTACTGAGCCAGTACAATTAGAAGACATACATGGTCCTATTGCAACTGAAAAATCTGAACAGACTCAAGCTCCAGTAGCTGATCCACGAGCTGCGCCGGTTGGTGGTAACCCAAGTACAAAAACCAAGGGTGGTTGGTTCGATGGTACTACTTGGGGATAAGTGTCAGCGGGTGTAGCTCAGCGGTAGAGCGCAACCTTGCCAAGGTTGATGTCGTGAGTTCGAATCTCATCACCCGCTCCATTTTAGTGCCATCTTAGCTCAGTGGCAGAGCAGCTGATTTGTAATCAGCAGGTCGTCGGTTCAAATCCGACAGATGGCTCCACGTTAATCGTCTATGCTGACTTCTATATTTTCGTCAGCAATGTTTTCCTTACTTACATCTATTAAAGCATCTAGATCTTGTTGAATAAAGTCTTTACCAACTAGTATCTTATATAAATTAGATGCTCTATTGCCAATTGAGAATGGAATACCTGTAAATTCTTTTTCACCAATTTTAAAATCCAATTCAACTACAGGTCTATGTTCCATATTACCTGCACCAACGTTAATTGTTATTTCACCCTTCTTTGGAAGTAGCAGTGTTTTACCATTTATAGTTCGGAAGAAAACTTTATCACCCTGCTCTTGAATATCTTCCCCATGCAAAACATTGTAAGCACCGTTACCAGAATCTAATTTAGCGGGTACTTTACCGATACCTTGAATATCGAAAAATTCAATAAGCCCTAAAACGGACTTTTCTTGTATATATTGCAAAAATGTTTTCATGTTTAATTACTAAAGCATTAGCATTCACCATCTTCTGCACCACAACCGCAGGCATTAACATCTTCATGACCTGCATTAAACATTGAAGCATGCTCACCACTTGCAAAATCATAATCTAGTTTGTGAAAAACAGAACCAAGATAGTCTGCTGCTTTGGTAATTTTAGAAGCTGTCCATCCTTCTAAAGCTGGGAGCTCTTTCATCATAAGACTAAGAGCACCTGCATATTTTTCAATCTTGTAAAGCTCAGCAAGAGCCATTTTCATTTCAGAATCATCATGGTGATTTACATGAGGTATATTTTCACCATCTTCTAGCTCTTCATCACCAGCAAGTTTACTAATACCTCTATCAGCAGCTTGACCAGCTTTATCTAAACCTTTTATAGCAGCTTTACCAGCGCCCATTGCAGCCTTGCCGGCAACTTTTAGACCTTCTTTACCCACCTCACCTGCAACTATAGCAGCCTCCTTACCAACTGCTTTAAGACCACTTTTGGCTAACTTACCAATACCTCCAGCAATTGCACCAATTCCTTCTTCAATTGGATCTTCGTGTGAAATTTGTGAATAAGCTTCAGCAATTAAACTTGCATCATTAAGTTTAGACTTCATGCATATATTTATGCCGTCAGGATAGATTTTATAGCATCTTTATCCGTTTCAGATACCTCTTCTGGTACAAAGTAAGCAATTGCCTCATCTAAGTTATTAGTAATTAACTCTCTTGTCTTAGTACCTGAAATACCTTCTGCTTGTAGAGGAATCTTCGTAACACTTACAAGAGGGTACTTATCAGCATTCTTTTCAAAGTATGAATAACGTTTCACATCCTCGTCTTTATCACCTGCACCAACAATAATTTCAACCTCTTTATTTTCATCAGCATAATCATAAACTGATTTAACAGGAGATATAGGCGCTAGCATAACTTCAACAGGCTTATTAGAATATTTTGCATAGATATCCCAAATAGCTTTTGATTGCTCCGCTGTAATACCATCTCGGTCCTTGTTACCAATTACAACAATACCTTTATCAGCATTTTCTAAAAGATATAAAAATGCAGAGAAGTGACCTTTTGTAGGTGGCTTATAACCACCGGGCATAAGAGCTATTCTCTCTTTGTCTCTTAGGTGCTCTCCGTCTTCATAAAACTCTCTAAACGTTTTCATTTGGTAATTGGGGTAGATGTTTGACCTCCACTAAAGTTAGCTCTACTAAACTCTAAACGATCAACTAGTTTTACTGCATCACCCTCTTTACCTACAGCAACATAACCTTCTGGGTTAGAAGCAGTAAGAGTACCGTCACCATTATCTAAAAAGTGCTTTGTATTGTAAACGGCATTATTGTATTTGTTAACAAAAATTTGTTTAGCTTGGGATAGGAGTTTACTTATTTTAAATAAATTTATAATATCTTTTTGACGCGACTTAATATCAGCTAGTTTCTTTTTAAATGCTTCTGTAATGCGCTCTTTACCGGTTTTAGATTTGCGCTTAGCAATCTCTTTTTCCATTCGTCCCTTCATCCAGTTCATAAAGCCTTTATATGAACCCTCTGCATCTTCTAAAAATTTTCCTTCACGAATCTCTGAGTTAGCATAAATGTTAAGTAAGTCTAATGGAAGATCTTTGTATTTAACTTTGATACCATCAGCAGTCTTTGCTAAATCTCTAACTTGCTTAGCCTCGTCCTTTGTAAGAGTAACTGTTCCTGTGGCATCAGTAAATACAGCATCATCAACCCATACACCTGGTACTTTATTAAGACCTTTTACATTGATACCATATTGAGGTGGTGAGTTTAAATCACTATAACCGGTATGAAAAACAATACCAAACACAGAATTTGCAATTTCTTTACCAAGATCTGAGTCTGCTTCGACGGCATACTTAATAGTATTAGGTTTAAATGCGATATGTTTAACACCATCCTGCATTACTGTCTCAAGCATTGATGAATCAAACATGAAATCACCTTGTAAAATGCCTTTAATACCTAATTTTGGAAGATATTTAAGAGCTTTCTTAAGTTTATCAGCAAGTCCAGGTGCATGACCATGATTCATCTCAACATCAGCATCTGTATAGTTGATTTTAGGCTCATTATTAAAGATAGACTTAGTACCAACAAAGAATTTACCGGTTTCTGGGTGCTTTCCAGCAAAAATAGCAGGAGCTCCATCCCATTTCACTGAAGTATTGACGCTTCTTTTGGATTTACCCTGTAATTTAGAGAGAAGATTGCTAATCATGGTACGAGCCACATCATATCCCTTCTCTCCCTTAGTTAACACCAGTTCTTCTAAGTGAGTTAAGTGAGTATTAGCTTTAGCCTCAGTTAAAAGCTGTGAATTTAGATGAAATTGTTTAAAACTACGCATTTTCTTAATTATATCGGTGTTCCTTTAGAAATTAAACTTGAAATTAGGGTAGAAGTCATTAATTGAGTAGTTTGAAGTGACAAGTTTTTCATCATCAATTAATCCACCATTACGAAGTGCCTCTTCACGCTTAAACATAGCGTAGTTTAGCTTTGTCTTATCGATAAAAATAAAATCTTCATAATTATATTTACGCGCATAGTTATCTAAATTAACTTTTGTTATAGCTTTGCGAATATCACCACGGACAACTTTAATGCCCTGTTTTGTACTCACACTATCATAATTAACTCCTTCTAGATATTCCATACTGCTATATGGATAAGCAGATTTTAAGCCTTGTTTAAGGTCATTAACGAACGAACTCTCTTTACCTTCCGCTTGATAAGCTTTATAAAGTTGGTGTATAATTCCTTCTAATGAAACCGCTTGAATCTCAGGAGGGTTACTTAAATTAGAAGTAAGAGCATCGGTATCAAATTTAATACCTCCCCTACCAGCTTGTTGGCCTAATCGACCACCTTGACCTTTTACTTCTAGAGCTTCACCACTAATAGATAAATCACCACCACCAACAGCGTTAGTTACGTCAGAAAAGGTAAGAGCAAGAAGAACTTCACCCGGGCCAACATTACTACCACCTTTATCAACTGGTGTAAACCTAGCAACTTTCTTTGCTAGCTTCTCACTCATACCGTTTTTAGAGGCTAAATTAATAATATTGTTAACTCTATTATCAGCTAATGTTGGCTTATTATCGGATTCAATGTAAGTTTCAAACTCACCATCATCAAGCAAGCTAACAAGAGTTTCAAAATCATCTTCACCCTTAAATGAATCCTGAGAATAGAATTTATCATTAAGATAAGTTGTAATCATTCCAGAAGTATTTTTACCTGATGCAATTCTTTGAACTTTACGGTAAATATCTTCTGGAACATCTCCTACAGGGCTATATTTTTCACCATCTTTTATATATAAGGTTACATCTTCATAAAGATGTTCAAGCCTTTTACGAGGGCTATGGTACTCTTCACTTGTGAGTATTTTTTTAGTATATATATCTTCTAATTGCATAACCTTACTATATAAATGCTGATTATGCTTGTTCAAGCGTATCTTTTAAATCTTCTGCACCAATTTGTACGATGCTTGCAATAGTACTAATAACGTTGTTAGGATCCTCATCAACTTTTGTTTGCAAATCAACAGCTGTTTGAGCAGCACTAGCATCAGGCTCGTGTAAAAATGCTTTAAGAATAAGATCAGCTAGGAATATTTTACCTTCTGCAGAAACTGGCTCCGGAGCTGGTGGTTGTTCGGCAACATCTGTAGCGTCAGCTTCCATCTCTGGCTCATCAGCTTCATTATAAATAGCTTCGTACTTTTTAAATATATTTAAAGTTTTCATATTAATTAACCTTTTTTAATTGCTTTAAGAGATTTTTTTAAATCATTGGCTACTTGAAGATAAACTTGGTTTGTAACCTTTGCAAGTTTTTTTGCACCATCACGCGCAAACATACCAGCTTTAGGGTCAACCTTACCTACTACATCTGTAGCTGCTCCCATAGCTAAAGCTAGCTCAGCGGCCTTATCACCCTGCTGAGTTAATTCAGGTTTCATGGTTTCAGCATCCTCTACCTCAACAAACTCTTTAACCTCTAATTTTACAATACGACCATCTGGTAAATGAATCATTACGTCATCTGATTTCTGATCTGCATCACATTTAATATCTTTCTCCATTAAGCAACGCTGAACAGCCCTTTTAGCAGCAATTTTTTCATCTAAATTTAGATCTGGGGTGTTCTCTTCAATAAGATCAAGAAACTTACTCATGTTAATATTTAATGTATTAGCGATAATTTAACGTTATTATTTTTAGTAAAGTTTTTCTCTAAAGC